TCTCTATTGATCTTAGCAGCCTTCGCCCGCTTCTTTTTGTGAAGCCAGGTAGCGAAGAATGAAATCTCGGCAGGCGAATACAGCTCAGGATGTTTTAAGGCTTTCTTAACAAGTTTTTTGGTTTTCATTTTTTGTTTTTATAGCGTTTGGCCGCACGTGCAGCCCTACCTGCTTTTTTAGCAGATTCTGTATTAGAAATAAACTGTTTTCCTTGTTTGCTACCAGTCCTTTTCTTTTGATCTGTTTCTTCTCGTTCTTTTTTTGACAGAGATGCCCAAGCGCTTTCTGGTAAGTAACGCTTTGTGTATCCCTTTTGTATTGCCTTATCGACTGCCATTAGCTTTTGCTGTCTTTATATTTCTGGGCAGCCGCCTTTGCTTTGCCGCGTTTTTCATACTCGTCTTTGGTCATCCACTTTTCTTTGCCCCACTTCTCTAAATCTTTTTGCTTCTTACCTTTACCACCCTTATATCCACCGCCCGCTTTTTCATATTGCTGAGCTACAAGTTGAGCCTTGCGTGCAGACCATTGCCCGGGCTTACCGCCCTTGGAACCAGCCATTACACGATCTTTAATACTTTCGCGTAATCCTGGCTTTGTATATTTGCTGTCGTCTTGTGCCATTAGTAAACCGTTTTTTGAAATCCTTCGGGTGTAAGTCTCGGATCTATTGGAGCAGAACGCATACGCTTAATTCCTTCGTACTCGGCTTTGTTTGCATCCAGGGGTGTTTGTGAGCCTGGGAGAAGAATTGGTTTTCCGTACATGGGGTGTCCCGGAGGATAGGTAAGATCTACTACACCCTCCATGCCCTTGGGATAACGAGGAAAAGCGGCAGCCAAAGAGTCTGTTTGAAGGCCACCAGGGGCCTGTGCTTTACGTAAATAATCTTGGATATTGAACTCGGGAGGAGGCGGACTGCCTTGTTGCATCAGCTTTGCCTTCTGCTCTGGAGTCAAAGGAACATTAGGAGCACCACCATAGGGACGCTGAGGTTCACCTTGCGGAGCAGCTTGACCAAGTTGAGGACCATCAAAGAATTGTGCATTAGCAATTCCGCCTATATTTCCAACAGCGCCAGGGAGATTGCTGGATCCAAAAGCCATGGGTAGCTGAGGGCCAGTGCCAGGCATAATACCGCGTTTCATCAGCTCTTCGTTGAGCTGTTGATTTTGTTGTGTACCGCCTTCATATAGACGACGAAGCTGTTCGCCCGAACGACCTCCCAAAGCACCAGCAGAACGCCGTATGTCAAAACTTGGGGCTCCGGCAAGTAAATTGCCAGGAGCGCCGGGAACATTAGACTCGCCACCGTAAAACATGTCTTTATCTCTTTTGTTGTATTCTAATCCTCTATAACCACATAACCAGCGGAATCATTAACCTTGCTAAGAATAATTCCATTACCCTTTACATCCCACTCAAGAACATCTCCCTCTTGCCAACCCAGCTCTTCCACTATTTCATCTGGGATCGTGATGAACTGCTCACCATTTTCATCTTCTTCAACTTCTACGATGTAACTCATTTTGCCAAAAGCTTTTCCATAAGCTTATCAAGCTTATCGTGGATCTGTCTAAAATTATTGTGCATCTCTTGAATTTCTCGCAAGAAGTCAACCTTCAAAACATAATCCAGGGGCATGCGATTAATTTGGTCTTCCAAAATGTCAATCCTTCGTTTTTGAGAACCGGTGTAATCAAGGGCTTGTTGAACCCTTTCTCTTTGCCGTTCTAATAGTTTATTGGCCACCCAAGATCCGCCGGTAACAGCGGATACAATTGCGGTGACAGCTATGGCAATGTACTCCGGGCCCACAACAGCAATGCTTTTTCTTAATTCTAAATTCAGTAATCGATATGCAGCTGACCTTTTCTAGCAAGTCCTGTGACAAGCCAAACCAAGGCGTCAACACAGTCATCATGACCACTGACACCGAAATTCGTGAGTTCCTCGAAGAGATTTGTGAAGTTACGAAAACGATTGAAGATGATTTTGCGGTCTTCAAACATACCCATAATTCCCCTGAAGCGTGCCAACTTATCTGCACGGAAACCTTTGACTGGATGCCAAATCAAGTTGTAGAGACCTTCGTTATTGAGGCAGACGCGTTTGAAATCAGCTTCAAGAGAGGCTTGGTACTGGACAGCTTCTGACCAAATGTCACATGTTGAATAGGTTGGAAAATAGTTTCCATTATCATCACGGCCTATCACGGACCAGTCATTGAGAAGTTCTTTCAAGGCGTCTAGTTTTTCCAGGTTTCCCATGACACGAATTCGCCTGTAATCAATGATGTGAATTCGATCTCCAATGCGTCCGCCAAGTATCATCACGGTGTAATCATTTTTTTCTTTGGTGCCAGCGGAAAGATCAACACCAATACCAAGCGTGTCAAACTCCGTCGAAATTTCTGCCTTAACAATTAGTTCTGGTGCCAAAGACAATTCGTTTTGACGAACAATCTGATTCATGTATTGAAAAGAGAAGGCAATTGGTGCTTGCCGTTTCTTTTCTTTGAGGTATTCCAGAGACCACATTTCCGGCCAATAGGACTCTGCTTCTCCCGTCTTGGGATTATTTAGGATTGCGGAAAGAACAACCTGAGACCAATTATTTTGCTCGTTAAATGTTGTGGCATGAATATCGTCATGACGGAAGCGAGTACCAAGACAAATTGCCCGAGCACCTTCAAACATGGTGGGTGCAATCACCGCGTTCCAGTTCTCTTGCATTTGTTTCCGAATATCCGGGTTTGAAATGTCTGCTGCCGATTTAATTGGGTCATCAATCATTACCAGATGAGAACGCTTGGAAGTCACTGAGCCTTTAAGACCAGCGGCACAAAGCGTAAATTGTTCGTCGCCCGTGGTGTCGATGCCCGCAAATTTATGATCAATCGACCAATACTCATTACTGGTTACGTTCTTCATCAAACGGACCGTAGGGAAAACCTCTTGGTACCGCTTGCTTTCAATGATTCGTTTGATGGTTGCCGACTTGGAACGTGCAATATCAACGGTATAAGACAAATACAGAATCTGAAGAGGAAGTTTGGCTTGAGTATGGATGCCAATTGCCCATGCAGTTAACAAACCAAGTACTGTGGACTTTGCTGATCCCCGTGGTGCCAGAAGATCAACATTGGGACCAGAAATTCTAGTTAAACAGCTGCTGTCTTCATTGGTAACAAAGTGTCGATGCCAATCAATATGGTGTGTTGCCGGAGGTTTATCAGCAACGTAGTCACAAAAATACCCAAAGTCATCCCGCGCTCTTTGCAGGAGATCTTCGTTTTTCGGTAAGCGTATTTGCTGTCGTCGTGCCGCAGCCCTGGCGTTACGACGGTAAGCAAGGTGCGTATAACTCGGCACGATAAAAATTCAGTTACTTTCTGATGTTTATCCTACTCAGTTTCTTTGTCTTTTTTCTTTTGTTCTTGATATTTTCGCGCTTTATCTAAAGCTGCTTTGCGCTTTTCCTTGTCTGTCATTTCAGTGCCGTCTTCATTCTTGGCTTCTTTCTTCTTGAAGTACTCAAGAAGCTCAGGAGGCATTTTGTTTTTTGACACTATTTAACAGGCTTAGCGCCACCGGCAAGTTTGATAGCAGGTTTGTCCGCCTGCGACGGTTGTAAGCCAAAGGTGGAGCCTGGTTTGGTTTGAGAAGGTGACAGATTGGGTTTCATTGCACCCGGCTTTCCAGCGCCCACGTGATTACTCTGGTTCTGAATATATTGTATAACCAAATAATTTATTCTTCAAGCTGCATGCGAGCCCAAACACTCATTGTGGCCTCCTCCAGCGGTATCTCAATGGGATCATCTTTGAAAATAAACATGATTTCTCGAATGGCACGATCTGCGCCCGCCATGAGGAGACCCTTGCGGTCTTTCATGTTGGTAAACTTTTCAACTTGATCAATGTGACCACGGATTTCTTTCTGCATTGATGCAATACGTGCAACACCTGCATCTCGCTTGACCACACCGCTCTCTACGTCTTCTCGAAGCTTGCGCACGTCCTCCTGCATCTCATCAATTTCATACAGGAGTTTTTTGCGATGATCAGGCTTTTTGTAGTTGTCCTTGACCCAAAGAGAGCACGCCGTAATACTTCCCCTGTATCCAAGGAATCTGGAGTATAAATAAATTTCAACTACCGAATAATTATCTGCAGAAAAAGAACAGAACGATTCCTGGGTAGAAGCGTCGAGATTATCTACCCATGTATCAAAGAGCTCAATATCGATAAGCTCGTTGTGACTGTTGGTAGTCTCGTTCTTCGTCGCGGCGCTTTTCTTCTGACGCGGCACCAATGGTCTTGCGCTCTTGTTCACCAGCAGTCTCCATTTTTTTCTTGGAAAACTCGTAAGCTACGCCAGCAGCCTCCTTATACTTTTGTAGGTCAAAGTAATCGTCGGCGCTATAAGGTTTGGAAGGCGTATTGCTCATGGCTCATTGAGTTTACAAGATGAAATCAGAAATTGCTCATCATGGAAGCAAGGCCCTGAGCAAAAATGTCACGACGACCTTCTTTAGATTTTTCACCCGCTTGCTTCAGTTTAGAAGCCTCAAGTTTATCAAGAAGTGATTGAAACTTAACGAGATCAAACGGATCTTCCGGTTTGGCTGTGTTACTCATTGTCTTTTTCTACAAAATCAGAAATTGCTCATCATGGAAGCAAGGCCCTGAGCAAAAATGTCACGACGACCTTCTTTAGATTTTTCACCCGCTTGCTTCAGTTTAGAAGCCTCAAGTTTATCAAGAAGTGATTGAAACTTAACGAGATCAAACGGATCTTCCGGTTTGGCTGTGTTACTCATTGTTTAGCTTTTGGGATACGTTAATTATAGCAAATAATTTTTTAGAAGCTAAAGGATCCGATAAGAGCAGTATATTGATTGCCCGCCTGTTGAAGCTTGGTAACTTTTTCTATGCCTTCGTTTTTCAGCGTCTGCACTTC